ATGCTTGGTTGGCCCACTTGGACTCCAACTGAAGCTTTTCCGATATTAACTTTTGTAGTTGCATCTCGGTCAACCTCCTCGAAGGTTAGAAAAAGAAAATCCGGGTTATGAAATCCGGCCCCTTCTTTCTCGGTTACATCTCCTGAGTCAACCTTCTTTGAAAACGTCTCAAGAGCGTCTTTATCGTTCTTGGCCTCAAGCGTCTCATCAACATATATATTTTTATAGTTAGCTTGGACGCGATAAAGTTTCATGTATGATTATATATCAAAATGAGAGGGAATTGCAACTATGAAGGTATTCCGGGCTTTTTAGGTGGTATTATTGGCGTATTTCCTATCTTTTTACATTGAAATCTAACCGCTAATTCTCTTTCATTTACTATGTTTAAATCTAATTCCTGTAAAGTGCTAGAACTCAAATCATATCCTGCAAGGGCACAAGATCGATGATCATTAAATTGTGCATTAATATGAATACTTTCCGAGCATTCTCCTGTTAACATACTGCACAAATGTAATACTAAAATAAATTTCATCTTATATTATCCTTTAACATTTTTTCCTTGCATATCCCATTTAAATGTTTATATAGTTTTTGCAAATGAAAAAAACAAAAACAATAAAAGAGGTTAGCATGAATGAAGACAAACTTAAAGCTTCGGGAGGTTTAAATGTTTAAATCTAAATCTGAAGCTTTTAGCGATTGGGTAGAAGAAATGGATAAAGTACTTTCTGAAACTCGATCTATAACAACTGATGGTCAGCCAATGGAATGGTCTGATCTTCATTTTAATCAACAAGCAAAAAAACTTGCGGATGTTCCACTTGTACTAGATGATCAAGCAATATACCCACTCAATGAGTGGTCTGCTAAAGATCTGATCCAAAGTGAAATTGATGCAAAAACCAACTCAAGTGAGGAGCACTAAAATGCAAAAAGCAAATAAAAAAGATGCGAACGTAATACACGTTACAAGAGACTACGGTATGTTTAAAACCGTAAAAGGTAATCGAGCAATTGACCAAAGTCACGTCAAGAGGTTGATTAGAGAAATGAAAAAGAAGGATCTAGAACTCCCGATTTTCATTAACGAGAACGATGAAGTAGTTGATGGTCAACATACTTTAGAGGCACGTAAACAGTTGAATAAACCAATACGATACATAAGAGGTAAGTTCGAAAGTGAATTCGATGTTGCCGTTATGAATGCCAATAGAAAAAATTGGCCGATGACTGCTTACTTAAATTTCCACATTGAAAATGGAAAAAAAGATTATCAAATCGTTAAAGCAATGACCAAGCAATATTCTTTACCATTAGAATGTGCTTTGTTTATTTTAGCGGGCGGATACTCTATGTGGAGAGAAACAAGAGACGATTTTAAATCTGGTAAATTTAAAATTACTCACCTACAAAGATGTAATGATATGGGGTCTTCATTAATGTATTTAAAAAATAATTTTAACATTAATTTGACTAGAGGTTTTATTACTGCATATGCGGTGGTATCAGAACATCCTAAATTTAAGTGGGAACGTTTTAAAAATGCTTTAAAAACAAAATCTGCGTTATTGTTACGAGGTACAAACACAGAAGATTTTATTAGAGTATTTGATAAAATCTATAATGGAAATGTCCATAACAAAATAAACTTTGTTAGATATTTTATCGATAGGGATTACCAAAAAGACGAAGACCAAGAATAGAAAGGAANAAAAATGGACATAAGCAAATGGAAATCTTGCGCTGTCGACATCGACACCTATTGCATCTTACGTGCAATGGGTAGTCATGGGTTTCGTAAACCCGCATCGATGATTGCAAAAATTACCGATGATGAGGTTAAAAAGATCGCGAAGAAAAATAACGCATCTTACGAAAAAACGAAGGAGAATTTATTGTCTCAAGGCCGAAAGCTCTTGAACGGTAAATAGTGGCCACATTGGGCGGGTACGGGAGACTTTCCCCGCCCAATTCATAAAAATTTAACATTCTATAATATTTATCCCATTTCAAATTTATGATCTAATGTTCTTCTAACCAAAAGGAGAAAGATATGTTTGGATCAAAAGAAGACGTTGAAGAAAATGCAATTGAAAGATTAACATCTAGAATGGACGATTTAGAAGAAAAAATCGAAAAAATTTTAGAGGTGTTAGAAATAGACTCATCTCAATTTGATAAAGAAGAAGAAATTGAAGATGATAATGATGACGACAATTCTGACGAAGACTAAATGTTAGGGGGCTTATGCCCCCTAATTTACTCCTTGCAATTTTAAACAAAATCACTTAAATATTAATTACGTATTCCAATTACCTATATGAAAAAGTGGGGTTAAACACTTTACGTTTCATTAAACACGAAAAATTTTAATAACTTTAATTTTGAGAGGTTAAAGGTATTGGATACGTTGCTTTTTAGGTATTTTAGCCCTCCGGGTTAAAATTTATGTGCGGAGTTTCATTCCATATCTTTTCCCCCTCCGCACATAAACTATGGATGAACTTGAAAAATTAGCTGTTGAAAATTGGGAGGTCTGCCGTGATCTTGATGGGCCTGACCGGTCTGAATTTATCGAAAACCATTTAGAAGATTATCATTTTGCACTAGCTGTGGTCTCATCCCCTAAAATATTGAGGTATTACCGTGAATTACTCACTAAACTTGTTAGAGATTTTGGGCATTAATATTGCACGGGAACTGACCCGCGAACAACGGCTACCGGAAGAGCGATTATTCCAAGCGATCATATTACAAGCATTCGAAGATGCGTTAAGTATTGGGGAATTGAAACAAGACGCGTATGCTAAGCAAGATAGCTTTAATTGGTTCTCAACGTTAAGTGATGATTTTGATACAGTCTGTTGGTTCGGTAATTTTGATCCTGAAATAATTCGTAACAAATTTAATGAACTCGTTAGAAATAAAACAATCCATTATACCAAAAAACAACTTAAATGGCTACGGTACCGGTTTTTATATAAGCAATATCGAGAGGTAAAAACTAAACAAGAGCGAAGGCAAATTTTAAAAGAGATTAAAGAAATAGAAGGGCTTAAAAAAGAAAAAGAATAGTCAAGGTGGAACACCTGTTCTAAAATAGTAATGACTTAAAGCCATATCTGAACGTTATCAAAAATATAGACCCCCGACAAGTAAGAAAATCAAAAAAATTTGTCGGGGGAACTAAAGGGTCGTTTATGAAAACATTTTTAGTATACATTGTCCGGTAGCCGTTGACAAGTAATTATCCTCCCCAGACCCCGATTATCCTCCCCAAGCCCCGAGAGTGCTCTACGTGGCTGTATGGCCGTTTAAATGGTATGATTATCCTCCCCAGACCCCGAAATCGATTATCCTCCCCAGACCCCGAGATAGTTTAGAATGGTTCTAATGTAATGATTAACTCTCACTCAATCACTCAAGCAAAAATTATTAATGTAGGGCTACTACTTTTGGACGGTTGCCTTAATTGAATTTGTTTTAGGTAAATAGAATCTTTTGTTAATTAGTATTGAGTGAGTGAGTGATGATGGAAAAGTGTCAAAAATAACGGAAAAGTGTCAAAGAAACACGGCCAACGGACACCGAACCAGATTTTCGTGCCAATTGGCCGTAATGTTTATAAAAATTTATCTATATAGATTATACAGACCTCTTACAAGAAAAAAATGCTCATGGGGTAAAAGAGGTGTCCCTCGTGTCCCTGTAAGCAATTAATGTAATAATAACAGTTACTTAAGTACGTTTTTATGGTGTCCCTGTGGTGTCCCTATGGTGTCCCTTAGGGACACCTAATCAGTAATATTGCATAAATAGATACCCTTCGCAAATTTTTTGGGGTATTACAAAGTGTTGAAATAATCTATATAGTATAAAATTATGGCCCAAGTAAAAAAGATTGATAGATCGGAAAAAGACCTAACCCCAAAGCAACGATTATTTGTGGATATCCTTGTGGCTAATTGGGGCGAAATTTCTTATGCGGATGCTTGTAGACAAGCAAA